GGACAATTTGAAGAGATGTAGGTTCTTTTGTTGTTAGTTTATTTATTGCACCCTTAACTTCGTTATATTCATCACTTCCTGGAGTCAATCCTTTTAGTCTAGTTTGTAATTTTTGTAACTTATCTGGTGCATAAACTTTAGGTTTTATCATGTCATACATTTGAGCTATACCTAGTTGTGGGAATAATGCCATTTGTTCTTTAGTAAATGTACCATCTTCAACAGTTCCATATTTACCTGATTGAAAATCTTTTATCATAGCAAGCCTACTACTTTCTTTATCTTTTGCTGCTTTAAATTCTTTAAGTTTTTCTATGTTCATAACATTAGGAGCTAATTCATCAAATGATTTTTGAGCTGCTGGTATAGCAGAAGCGAATCCTGCTTTTAAGTATCTTGGGTCAAAAGCACTACCATAACCTTTATTAAAATCTTGCAAACCATATCCTAATAATCCTTGTACAATTGCATTACGCTTACTACGAATATCAGCTTGGTTTACTGCATTTTTATATTCTGTATCTGACAATAACCCAGCAGTTTTCATTGCTTTAAATTCTTCTGGTACTGAAGCACCTAATATGTTTAAGTCTTTAAAAGATTCTCCTACACCTTTAAAAGGATTAGTTATATTTTTTAAAAAATCTAAGTAATTTGCCATATTTATTTTTCCTAAATGCTTCTTAATAATGAATAGTATTCTTCTTGTTCTTTAGGACTTAATTGTCCTATCATAGCTGAAGGTGCTGTTTTTTGTATGCCTTGTATTTGAGTTACTAATGGTTTACCTTTTGTAGGTATTTGATTTCTTCTGTCTACTGGTGGAACTGGTGGACTAATCATTTTTTGTGGTTGTGTTGCAAGTTTATCTGCAACTGACATTGCTCCCATACCAGAAGTCATTTTATCTGATGTAGACATATCTGAATAACCTTCATCAATAGCAGATTTTCCTTTACTTAATAAATTTAACCCATCATCTAAAAAAGTGTTGCCTAATTGTTGTTCAACAAAACTTGGAACATTTGTTAAAGAAGAATTAAGTGCTTGATTAGATATTTGTTGTCCTAAAATACCAGTTGATTGTCCAACAGGAGTGCCAAGTGGAGTAAATGGACTAATGCCTTCAGCCATCATTTGACCAAATGCAGGTTGCCCAGTAATCATTGTTCCTGATGGAACAGCTTGAGTTAATCCTAAATTTTGCATACCTCCCATACCTGTTGTTGCAAGTCCTTCTGCTGCTGTAGCTCCTTCTAATACTGCTGCTGTTGGACCTTCTAATGCTACTCCAGATGCTAACATACTAGGTAAAAAACTAGCACCAGTTCCTAGTAAAGCACCTTTCATACCATCACCACCCATGATTCTATCTACTGCATAACCACCTACCATATAAGGTACAAAAGCCATTATTTACCTCCTCCACTAGATGTTGTAGTTTGGTTTATTGGAGTAGGTGCACCATAAGCTGCTGCTAAATAAGATTGCAGTTTTTGCTGTGGTTGATTTTGACCAAAATCATATCTCGCAATATCACTTTGCAATTCTTTTAATGCTTGATTTTCTTGTGCCTGACCTACATTCATTAACTGTTGAATGTCTGAATAATCTTGCCCTGCTAGTGTGCCTGCTTGATTAATAGCTGCATCTTGTCTAGCTCTTTCGGCTGCATAATTTTGATAAGCTAATTCTGAACCTCTTTGTGATAAAGCATTTGCTAGATTTTCTGTTGCTGTAGATTCTAATTCACCCATAGCTCCAGAACCATATCTGCCAGATGCTGCTGTTCTTCCACCAATATCTCTAATAGCTTTGTTAAATTCTGATACAACAGGTTTAGCTGCACTTGCCATCATAGATGCAAAGTAAGGATTTCCTGCTGATAATCTATCACCACTTATTGTGCTTAATGCTTGAGTTTGAGCTGCTGGTATTAATGGACTACCTGCTTTTGCTCTTGCTTCTGCTAAAGCTAATCCTTCTCTAGTTTGTGTTGATTGGTCTACATAAGTTTTTCCTGGATAATAGGTTGGACCAGCTTCACCATATAAATCTTTGGCTTCATCTAAACCATAAGTAATATAAGGCAATATAGCAGGGTCAATATTTTGATTGGTTGTTTGTGTTTGACCACCACCACCACCTTTATATTCTCTTAATCCTGTTGATGTATTGATAGTTCCAGAACCACCATGTGCTATTAATAAGTTAGATTCCCATTTATTAATGTGTGCAAGTTCTGTATCGCCATCATTTCCTAAAGATGCAATATCTTTATAAAGTAATTTTAATAACCAAACTTTAAAAATGGTTGGTAAAAATTTCATAGTTTCAGCTCCATTAATGTATATTTTTTTTCATAGCCATATAGCCTATTCCATAATCTAGCTATACTTTCAAATTTAGTAGAACCTTGTATTGCAGTTCCACCATTACTTTTTGCCCAATTTTTAAATTGTTCAAATCCTGCTTTAGTGTTTTTACCACCTATATAAGTGATATAACAAACTCTGTCGTTAGGGTACATAATCCATTGTACTGTAGTTGCACAAATACATTTATCATCTTTCATTAAAAGAAGTAATTGTTGTTGTCCTTGTGCTACTAATAATTTAAGTTGTTCAGCAGTAAATTCACCACTACCTTTATCTAATGCTTTTTGCAATAATGGTTCTGCTAAATACCAAAACTGTTGTACATGATTTGTAGGTACTACATATAATTTAATTTTCATACTACAATAATAACACTTAACCTACTATAATATAAGCAAACAATAAATCTGTATGAGCAACACTTGTATGTGTTATAACTGCACTACCTTTAGCATGAGTAGAAATGTAAGGTGATTGTGCTGCTGCATTAGCAGTTAAAGGTGATAATAGTATTACGCTATCAAATCCTAGTCTTTCATCATTTAAAGTAGTTGTTGTAGAACTAGCTGCTAAAGTAACGCTACCAGTATTATTTGTTTTACCATTCATACTGTTATTAACTACTTCTGCAACAGCTCTAGGTTCACCACCTTGATAAGGTAATGTCCTATACATTCTTGCCATTATCTATTACCTTGTGGTTTAAAGTCTACATCTATAGCCATAGCATTTATCCATGAGCCAGTAGGTTTAACAGATACTCTATGGTATCTACCACCAGTTCTAATATTAGCTCTACCTTCTGATGTTGTAGATACTGTTGCTCCAAATATAATAGAATCATCTAGTTCTCTACGACTAGCTATTGCTACATCTGCACTACCATTATCTATTTGTGGTCTTAATAAATTAATTACAGAATTATATCCATCTTCTAAATCAGTTGTTACTAATTCACTATTGTAAGTAGAACCTGTAAAAGTTATTATTTTAGTGTCTTTTGCTCCTGCAAATAAAAATTTACCACCCACCCATAATCTTGCATCTAATGATGCAGGCATTGCATCTATGTCGGTGTACCCTAGAGTACCTAAACCCTCTAAAGTCGTTCCAGCAGTCGCTATATTGCCTAGAACAGTAGCTGTAGTTTCTACCCTTGACCACTTATCTATAGTCCAATTATAAACTAACATACTTCTGCCACCACCTACATTTGCATAATTCCATATAGCAATATTTAACGCTGGATTTATAGAAGCAGTCATATTGCTTAATAAACTTAAATCACAGTCATCAAAGAACCATCTGTCTATTTTTTCATTTCCAATAGCTTGAACTTGACTACCATCACATTTATAAAAACCATCATCACTTAAAAAGAATGAAACATTATTATATTGGCATAAAGAATTACCAGTTAAACAACCTAACCCTTTTGATATATTGTCAAATTGAAAGAATAAAGGTGAACCTACATAACTCATTCTAACTATTGATTTTTCTAAAAAGACTAAACCAAATTCACCACCTGTCAATCCAACAACATTACCACCATCTGCAATTACTTGTAAGTCTGATTGTGATGTAGAACCTGCTGTCCAATCAGTTTCATCATTAATGTCTGACCATCTAACTGTAGACCGACCTAAAGCTCCTGTTGCAACACTTCCTGTAACTACAAAATCTCTTACTACTGTTATTTGTTTTGCTGTTGGTGAAGTAGCTACATCTGCAAAAGCTGTTGAAGTTCCTATTGTCCAATATTGAATAGGTGCTGTACCATTAACAGCTAAAACTGTTTTTCCAAACTGAACAAACTTCCAAGGAAATGTACTTGTATAACCACCTACTTTAGATTTATCTTCTAACGCTTCTGTAGCTGAATTAAATTTAAATATTTTAGTAGCACCACCTGCAAACAATACTACCTCTGTATCAAACTTTGCTACAAAAACAGAATTAATATTTTCTGCTGCTGCATCACTAAAATCTTCTGCATTAGGAAAAGGCTGATAGCCAATGCTAACAGGAATAACATTTTTTGCATCATTTAAACTTCCTGCATTATCTGGTTGGTCTGGATTCCAGTCTGTAAATTGTACTCGTTTAGTAGCCATTAGTTTATCTCTGTTCCTAAAATTGTTCCAGCAGTTACTTTTGTTGTATATGAAATACCATCTATAGCATAACCAGCTCTACCACCTAAATTAGTACCATCAAAATCAGGATTAGGTAAACCTCTGTTTCCTGCATTTCCTAATGCTCCACCTTGCCCACCAACTGAACCAATTTGAGGTTCACCAGAGCCTGGATTAGAACAATATGCTCCTCCCCCTCCACCTAGTGTTGCACCTCCATCAGTTCCTACAGGACAACTGCCTAGTGAAGAACCACCAGAACCAACAACTGTTCCTGCTCCACCACCACCTACGCCTGTGTAATCATCATACGCTTCACCAGAACGATTTGTTCTACCTCCACCACCTCCACCTCCCCCACCACTAGCAATAGTTAAATTGTTAGTTAGTTTAAGAGTGTTGCGTGTATAAATAGCAGTACCACCTTCTGTTCCAGCTCTAGCAGCAGGTCCAGTACCAGCAACTCTGCCACCACCAGTTCCACCTGCTCCAATAATATTTCCATTATTTGTTAAATAAATAACAGAACCTGTTGGAAACCCATCAATAGTTAATGCTGGTAATGTATAACTAGAACTACCTATAGTTACACCAGAAGCAATTTCTACTGCTGCTGTTATTGGTGAAGTTGGACTACCTAATAAAGTATATAAATTAACATTATTTGAAGATGTAGAAATAGTAGCTGTGTTAAACATAAGATACCAATTACCACCTTGCCTAACATAAACTTGATTAGCTTGTTTCCATACACCACCATCTTTAGCATAAACTTTAGATGGAACTACCCATGAACTAGAATTTTTAACTGATAAAGTCATTAAATTTGATACCAAATATCACCATCATTCCCACCACTTGGTGCTGAAGATGATATTGTTTTTGTTCCTGTTGCGTTTGTTCCTATGTCTGTAACATTAACTGAATTAATAGTTCCAGCAGTTGTCCATGTGCCACCAGTAATTGCAACTGCATTAGCAGCTTGAGTAGACATTGTTCCTAAAGCACCTACTTTGGTTTGCACAAAAGCTGTTGTAGCTATTTGAGTAGTATTTGTTGAAGCAGCAGCTGTTGGAGCTGTTGGAACGCCTGTTAAAGTTGTTGTCCCATCTACTGTTAGATTTCCACCTACTGTTAAATCATCATTGTCATAACCTGTAGAAAAATCTTTAACTTGCGACATTATTTCTCTTATAGCATTATTAATTGTTGCAGGAGGACATCCTTCATTAATATTAATTCCACCTACATCAGTATTAGAAGCTGCTGTTGCTGACCATTCTGATATTTTATCTCTACTCATGTTATCCTATCCTTAACCAAATGTTTGAACCTACTGGAACATCTACCCAATTACTACCTTGAATATGTCCACTAGCTGTTAAATTACCTGTTGATGAAATTGTTGCTATTCCTTTATAAGTTACACCACCTGATGCTGTAACTGTTGCCAAACTTGATATATATGCTTTACCTGTTACAGTATAACCACCTATACCTTGTAAGTTAGCATTACCTGTTATATGCCCAATACCAAATACAAGTTGACCACTAGAATTTACTGTTACATTAGCAGTACCATTAATATCTGCATCACCTGTTACTAATTGCCCTGCTGTTACTGCTTCTAATAAAGCTGTTCCATTAATATCAGCATCACCAAGAACTATTTGACCAGAAGATATAGCTACTAAATTTGCTGTACCTAAAATATCAGCTTCACCTGATACAATTTGCCCTACTGTTATTACTACAACATTTGCTGTACTTGATATAGAAGCATTACCACTATGAATACTACTACCTAATGTACTATAAGGAGCTTGTGAAAATGTAGTTATACCAAACATCTATTACTCCTAAAATTTATCAAGTGTTTTTTTAATTTTATCTAATATCATAGGCATTAATTTCATTCCTGAATAACCTACAAAAAATGCTAATGCAGGTGCAAAACTATTATGTAAATTAAAAGAAATTATAATAGGTGGTATTAAAAATTTAGCTGATACTAAAGCTATACCTATATTATAAAATAATTCTTCTCTATGTCTTTTTCTTTCTACTAACCAATTTATATGACCACCTTTTGGTTGTTTACCTTTTACTTTTTTGGTATTGTAGTTACATAACCCTCCAGCAATAGATGCTATTACAACAAGCCAATCCATTATTCAGGCTTTGGATAATCAGATTTAACTTTATCTATTGCATCTTTCCAAGTAGTCGTGTTATTTTTTTCATCCCAATATTGCATATCTAATTGGTCTTGTATAGATGGATATTCTGCTGCTCTTTGTTCTTTATAAGCATTTGCTGATACTACTGCTTCAACAGCAACATTATCATAAGTTACTTCATTGTTATCTTTATCGTATGCTTTATCGCCGCCACGAACAGTAACAACATTTGGATTTAATTTCATTATTGCTTCAGCTTTTATCATTATCCTGCTACCTCCATTAACATTATTGAGGATGGGTTTTCATTATTCCACATAGCAGCAAAAACAGAAGATGCAGTACCACCACTTGAAAATTGTATTTTATATGTAGTAGCAGAAGTTGTGCTTGGTGAATCTAAAACAGAATTACTAATTACTTGTTGTGATGATGGATTTTGTGCATACATAGCTCTAACATTGTTTAAAATATTTGTACTACCTCTAATTAAAGCTACCTGAATAATGTCTGTGGTTTGCACAAGTATAGGCATAGAATAAAATACAACAATTTTAGAACTTGTTGCAGATGGTGTAATAGTAGCAGTTAATCCAGTATCAACTAATGAACTAGATGTTGTCGACACTTCAGTATTTTGAGTAGCATTAACAACTTGTAGTATTTTTGTTTCAGTTGCTTGTGTAGTACCATCATTAAATGTAACACCATTAGTTCCGTGAATAGCTACTGACATTATTCTGTTTCCTCTGCTACATTCATAGGACTAGCTTTAGTCCATTTAAGATATTCTTGATAGTCTGTGTTTGCTTCGTCTTTAGGTATAAATGCACCATCTGAAACACGCTTAATAAATTCAATACCTATACTGCTTGTAAATAAT